TAGCTAATAAACTTTGAGGAACTTCAACATTTTCTATTTTATCTATAACTTCTTTTGGTATAACTCCTGAAGGAACTTTAGATTGATTTGTAACTTTAGCTTGAACATATTTTTTTAAATTATTACCTCGCATTTCAGCAATTTCTTTTTCATCTTCTTCATCAAGGTCATCTTCTTCATCTCCATTTACACGATAAGGTATACCTGCTTTTTCAGATAAAGCCATCAAAGTATAAATAGTTGGTTCTACTAACATTGTTAATAAATCAGGATTCCATTTACCTTGTTCAAAACCTGCTTGTAACATTTGTAATGTAATATCAGTTAAAGGAACTCCTTTTCCTATGCCTTGCATTATAGGAGTAAATACTTCTTTATCTAATAATTGTTCAACTATAAAATTTAAAGCTGGTCTAAATTCTGTATATTCTGGTGGACCTTCCCAAGGATATGCTTGTTCTGGACTATTTGTTAAAGATTGACCGGGTATAGGTCTACTTGCTTTAACTAATGCATCTACACCTTCTTTACTATATTTTTCCATATTTACCTACCTGTTTTATCCAAAAAATACTTCTTTACTTAAATAAGGAGCTGCTATACTACTTGCAGCACCCCAAGAACTTCCCATGTTTGCATAAGCATTATTGCCTTGCATAAAATCTACTTGACTTATTTGACTTCCTTCATTAAAACTTCTTAAAGCTGCTAAGTCTAAATTAGTAGTTGTATATCTTTGTACTGGAGGGTCTCCTGCTATTCCCATTGAAACTCTTTGACTTAAACCACTTACAGCTCCTCTAGTTACTGCATCTGATATTTCATTAGGGTCTGTAATCTTAGCAAATATATTATCTTTTGTTTCTACTATCTTGTCTAATATATTAGGTTTGTTTACATCTGCTACTTTATCAACAGCATCTTCTAATATATCTTCTTTTAAATTTACAGGAACATCAGTTTCTATTTTAGGTCTACCAAATATAGAACTTCTTTCAGGACTTAAAACAAATCCTTCTCCTTTTATAAAATTTGTAGCTCTATCAAATCCATTACCAATAGCTTCAGTAACAGTTTTATAAACATTACCTACTGCATTAGCTCCATTATATATATGACCTACTGCTCTTTGTAAAAGATTACCACCGGGTTTAGTAGCCCAACTTCCTATCCTACCCCATATGTCACTTAAACCAAACTGAGGCATGAATAACATTAAACCAAGTTGACCAACTACTCCTAGTTTTCCAAAAGCTTTACCAATTTTTTTAACAACTTTTTTAATTCCTTTGCCTATTTTTTTAACTACTTTTCTTAAAAATCCCATTATTAATCTCCTAAACCAAACACTTTATTTATTGTACCAGCTATGTTATTAAAATTTGTAGTCCAATTTTTAGCAACATCTCCTTCAGCACTTGCAGCAGCTATCATAGCTTGTAATTTTCTAGTAGCTGTATTATCAGCAAATCTAAAATTATAATCTGCTTGGTCTCTTAATTCTTGCCATAAAAATGATTGAGCTGCTGAAGTCATACCAAATGCCATTTTAGCATTTTGTTCATTCACAGCATTTTGTGCTGCTGTATCTGCTAAATTTCCTCTTCTTCTCCATTCAACATTAGATTGCATAACAGCTTGTTTATTTTGTGCATTCCATGAATCTCTTTGAAAATCTAACTGTGCATTTAAAGTAGCAAATTGATTAACTATAGCAGTATTAGCTTTATTTACATCTGCAATTCTATTAGCATCTCTAGCATTTGCAGCATTTTGAGATTGTGTATTAAACTGTTCTGCTGCATTTAATTGACTAGTATTAAATTGTTGCATCTGTGCATTTAAATTTGCCATAAACTGATTAGTTTGATTTTCACTAGCAGCATTAAATTGTCTTGCAGCATTATCAGCAGCCTGATTAGATAACAATCTTTGTTGCTCCTGTTGAGCTTTCATCATATTAGCTTGTTGTTCATTATTTAAATTGGACATATCCATTTGTAAAAATGCTTGTGCATTCTGTGCTGCTACTTTAGTTCTTTGGTCAACAGTTGCTAAATCTAAAGCTGCCATTGCTGTAGCATTTTGCATAATAGATTGTTGCTCTGCATTCATATTAGTAAGAGCTACAGTTTGCATAAACTTACTATCAGCTAATACTCTTTGTTGGTCAGCATTAAAGTTTGCCATATCCATATTAGCTTGAATAGTAGCTCGTTGCATTGCTGTTTGCTGGTCAACACTAAGTTGAGCTATTCCCATCTGTTGAGCTAACTGACCATTACGAATATTAACTTGCATTTGTTTATTAAGATTTGCAAGTTCTGTCTGTTGAGCAGCATTTAAGTTATCTCTACTAGCTTGATTTTGTGCTGTAAGATTTGCTAATCTTACTTGTTGCTCAGTAGTAAGATTTGCTTTTTCCATGTCTTGTCTAAATGCAGCATTCTTTGCTAAGAAATCTGCAGCTATTTGAAACTCTGCTAATTGTTCTTGATTTTCTGCAGATTGATTAGCTCCTTCTACTTGTGCTTCTATCTGCAACTCAGCTAAATTAATTTGTTGCTCATTACCTAAGTTTTGAGCATTAATAGCTTGTTGTTGTTGTGCGTTAAGAACAGCAGCATTTTGTCTATTTTGTAAGTTTTGTAATCTTACTTGCTGTTGTTGTTGTGCAGTAGTCATTACAGCTTGTTGATTAAATTGACTTTGCATTACTCCCATCTGTTGAGCAAACTGAGCTGTTTGACTTGCAGCAGTTTGTCTATTAGATAAGTTTTGTAGTCTTAACTGTTGCTCTTGTTGTGCTTCAGTTAAGTTAGCTTGTTGTTGATTACTTAAATTTTGAGCTGCTCTAGTTTGTAAAGCTTGTGCATTACTTTGTGCAATAGGTAAAGCACTTTGAATAATAGCATTAAATAAAGCATCTCTACCTACAGTAGAAACAGAAATACCTCTAGCAGCCATACCTTGATTAACTACAGCAACTGCTGGTCTAGCCCAAGCTGGTATATTACCATCTTCCATACCACCAAGTAATGTTTCCATTTGTGATGAAACTAAAGCCTCTGTAGGTAAAGCAGCAACAGCAGCTTGTACTTCTACATCTTCATTAGCTATTTGAGCTTCTACAGTAGCAGGGTCTTCTACAATAGCAGCAGCAATAGGTTCTGGTATATTAGCTGTTTCAGCTACCATAGATGCAGCAGCACCTTTAGCAGCAGTTCCTTTTACTGCTCTTTGTTTTGAAGCTTCATAACCTACTTGTCCTATTATTTGTGCAGCTTCACCACTAGCAGCTTTACCAACTATAGCCTCACGTGTTTGTCTTTCAGCATCAGGAGTTTCTGATATTTGAGCATTTACTCCTGTTACTTCAGGTGCAAAAGCACCGGCAGATAAAACCCCATCAACATCTTCAGCTTTTGCAGCATTTGCAATAGTTTCTGATATTCGTGCAGCTTCTGCAGGTCCTGATAAATTTTTAATTTCTTCAACTTTTGCTAGTGCTTCAGGTGATAAATTTCCTAGTGCAGCTTGTACATCAGGTTTATCTGTAATTTGTGCTGCAGTCATTTGAGCAGCTTGTATTTGTTCTGGAGTTTGTGCAGTAGTAGCTGTCATTTGTGCTACTTGTTCTGAAGTTGGTTGTTGTATAGTAGTAGCTTCTACAGGTGTACCATCATCAAGTTGAACAGTACCAGACTCCATACTAGCTAATCTAGCTTCATATTGTTCTTGAGTTTCATCAGGTCTCCTTTCCATTATTTTTTGAGTTTCTATAGTAGGAAGTGAACCTTCAGGTATATTACCAGCAGCTATTTCTTCTGCAGTTCTACCTGTTTGTGTAATTCTTTTTGCTCTTTCTTCATCAAATTGTTCTACAGTTCCTGTTATAGGTGTCTCACCAGTTTCTGTTCCACTTGTACCACCTGTAGTACCACCTGTACCACCTGTAGTACCACCTGTAGTACCACCTGTAGTACCACCTGTACCACCTGTACCACCTGTGCCACCAGTACCACCTGTGCCACCACCAGAGCCGCCTCCACCGTTTTCTTGAGTACCACCACCCCCGTTTTCTTGTTTACCTCTTTGAACACCAGACATATCTGGAACATTTACACCCGGTTGTGTTGGTTGTGGTCTTGCAAATCTATCAAAATCATCATCTATAAAAATAGGGTCTGGTCTAGGTTGAGGAGTAGGTTGAGGTATTGTTCCACCCATTCCCGGCATAACAGTTTTTACAGGAGAGCCTACAGGTTCTGGTACTGGTATTCTTCTATTATTATCATCATTAATTAATGTAGGTTCTTCCATTGTTTTCTTACGACCATGAGAACCACCATGCTTAAAAGATACTCTACCACCAGTACGCATGTCTAATCTACTATCTGTAGTATATTTTTGTTTATATTTTTTATTTCTTTTTTTCTTTTGTTTTGCCATTTTATTTTACCTCAAAAAGTTTATCAACCTTTTCATGTAATTTTTCTACTCTATCCATTAGAGTATTCATATCATCTTTTAATTCTTGTTTAGTTACATAGTCTTTTGCAATCTCTTCACGAGTCTTGTTTAAGAGTATATCAATTCTTTTAGCCTCTGAAGTATTACTACGAATACTATAAAGTATGGGGGCTAACACCAAAGTTATAAAGATGTTCCAAAATAAATAAGGTGTTAGTTCCATAACTAACTAAGTGTTTTAGTTACGCTAGTAGGTGTAATTTTTTCAGCTATTTGTGCATCTAATGATGCTTTCATATCTGAAACAGTATCACTACCCATAGCTGTTTCTACCCAACCTTGTACGTCACTTTCTTTAAGACTTGACCAATTAATAAAACTAGATAAATCATCTGTGCTTACAGCTTGTGAACCATAACTTGTAGCTGTCCAATTATTTCCATCACTATCTTTATTAGTGTCGTCTGTTGCAGTGAGCCTCCAATGTACGTTATGCACTACATTAGATTTACCACTTTTAGAGGGATATGTATCGCATGTTTTACAATCCCAAGTATATCCTATTGCCATATTATTCTCCTTTTTATATGCTGTATGACCAGCCTGTTAATTCAAAAATTTTATCTAAAGCTTCTTTTTTATCCACGCCACTAGGATAAGGAAGCATATCTTTTACTTCTTGTCGTTTTGCTTCCCATTCTTCTTTGGTGCATTTTCCGAGTTGATATAAAGCCATATATTTATCAGCTATTTTTTTATAATGATATTCTCGTTGCACAAAAACTGATTGTACTGCTTGTGCTTCTTGTATTGTTACTGCCATAAATTTCTCCTATTTTTAATCTGTACCTGTTATTGACATTGGTATTGCTGTAGCGTGACAGATTACAGAACCTGCAGATAAATGTTTGACTTGTATTTGTGCATTTGATGCTTGTGCTGATAAGCCATTAGCTTGTATAGTGTCATAAATAACTACAAGACCATTTGTTGATACACCTACTTGTAATGTTATAGATGTACCAACACTCGCACCTTCTCTTACTACTGTTACCAAATAAAAACCTCTACCAGCATTAGTTCCACCTATCGTTGAAAAATCTAAAATTGTTACAAAACTTTCACCAACTGATACACTTGTTGCTCTACCATCTGCAGTTGCTTGTAAAGGACTTCCCAAAGCTAACTGCAAATTACCTTTACTTGTAATACGTATTCTTTCTGTTGATGCACCACTTGTAGGTTGTGTGCTAAAAACTAATCTTGCACAATCAGCTTGTCCATCTGTTACTGAAGATATTGTTGCTAAGTCTGTATCAGTATTATTTCCAAACATAATACGACCAATACCTTGGTCGCCATTACTATCATTTCTTCGTATCTGTATGCCTTTACCACCACCAGAAGCAGGTGTTTCTATTTGTAATAAATCGTCTGTGTGACTAGCAGTATCACCAATAATTACCTTGCCATCTCCACCATTTATTCTCATGGCTTCACCAGTAGTTTTTACTCTAAACTGTATGCCATCATCACCATTTTTATTTTCTATTACAGCACCCTCTGAAGATGTGTATAAACCCATTCTGTAAGTAGAAGTACCACCAATTTGGATAGCTGGATTGGTTGCATCACCTTCGGCATTTGAATCTCCTACATGTAGATTTGCGTTTGGCGAGTCAGTTCCAATTCCAACATTTCCTGAAGAATCTATTCTCATTACTTCTGCTATAGTTGAGCTGCCATCAGGAGTTGTTCCAAAAGTTAAATCAGTTGGATTATCTCCAGCAGAGTGTGTTCCTGATGCAACAGCAGATATATAAGCATGAGCAGTATCAGTATTACTTGTGGTATCTTTACCACCAAATTCTAAAAATCCTAAAGGATTTCCTGTACCTATAGATGTGTCATCTCTTGATATTCTTAAAGCAGCATTAGATGAAGCACCAATATTTCCAAATCTTAAAGAATCAACACCACCACCTTCTATGTGTAAAGTAGAATCAGGATTATTAGTCCCAATTCCAACATTCCCTGAAGTGTCTATTCTAAATCTTTCTGTTGCATCAGTTGAGTCAAAAATAGATAACTCACCACCATCACATATTAATCTAAACTCGCCTTCACTATTTTTTAAATCAAGACTTGCTTGGTTACCATCATCTGTTTCAACTTTTGCAGATATAGTTGCACCAGAACCAAAAGCGTGTATTTTTTCAGATGGGTTACTTAAACCAACTCCAAAATTACCAGAAGTATCAAATGCACCTGAAGTGCTAGTAGTTGTGTTATCAAATCTTGCAAAAATAATTCTACCGTTTGAAGTACCATTTTGTGCTGTTAGTGTAAGGTCACTACCTGAATGATTTATAAATGATTGTGTATTTGTACCATCTGAGTCTTTAAGTGTAATTCTTGGAAATCCTGAACTTTCTTGTATTAACAAATCACCAGTAATTGTTCCATTACCAACACTTGTAAAACCATCCATATCAACTGTGCCTGTTACATCTATATTTGAACCAAAAGTAGCACCTGCGTTAAATATAGCTTTACCTGCATCTGACATGTCAAGAACTAAAGCTGTTATATTTGAGCTGCCATCAACTCCTTCAAATCTTATATCTGCATCTCCAGTATTAGTTTTTAAATTTAAAGTACCATCTGTATTGTTAAACCTTATTGTATTTGTTCCATTATCATTAAAGAAAATATCACCACCATCTGCATCTAAATAGATATCACCACCAACATCTACAGTTAAATCACCTGCATCTGAAATAGTAGAACCATTAATTGTTATATCGTCTACTGTAAGTGTTGTAAGAGTACCGAGGCTTGTAACTGTTGGTTGTGCTGTAGCTAATACAAAGTCTAGTGTATTATCTGAGTCATCATAACTAACTGTAATACCTGTTTCAGTATTAGAGCCTACCATAGCTCCTACAGTATCACTAATGGTTTCTGCTAGAGTTGTACCATTTACTGTAATTGCATCAGCTTCTAATGTACCATCAATATCTACATCTCCTGATACATCTAATGTAGCTGCATCAAGTTCGCCTGTAATTGTTATATTTCTTGCACCAGTAAAATCTTTATTACTATCTACTACTATAGCTTTTGAAGCCTCTACAGTTCCTGCTGTAGCTACATCTACATAGTTAAGTTCTGTTGTAGTTGCTGTAACACCATCAAGTAAATTAAGTTCTGTAGCTGTTGAAGTTACACCATCTAAAATGTTTAACTCTGCTGCAGTACTTGTAACACCATCTAAGATATTTAATTCAGCAGTTGTAGAAGTAACACCATCAAGTAAATTTAATTCTGCTGCTGTACTTGTAACACCATCTAGGATATTAAGTTCTGCAGCAGTACTTGTTACTGTTGTACCATTTATTGAAAGTGCATCAGTTTCTAAAGTACCATCAATGTCTGCATTACCTGAAATGTCTAAAGTAGCTGCATCTAACTCACCAGTAATAGTAATATTTCTACCACCACTTATATCTTTGTTAGCATCTGTAATAATAGCTTTACTTGCTATAACTGTTCCGTTTGTAATACCATCTATAAGATTAATGTCTGTTGCACTAGCTGTAACACCATCTAAGATATTAAGTTCTGCAACTGTTGAAGTAATACCATCAAGAGTATTTATTTCAGCAGCAGTAGCTGTTACTCCATCAAGAATATTTAGTTCGGCTGCTGTGGATGTTACTCCATCTAATATATTTAGTTCAGCAGCAGTTGCTGTAATTGCTGTACCATTAAAGTTTATAGCATCTACATGAGCTGTTCCATCTATATATAAATCTTTAAATTCAAGTGAGCTAGTACCTAAGTCAATATCATTATCTGTAATAGGAACAATAGCACCATCTTGTATTCTTAATTGTTGTACTGAACTACTTGATACTTCTACATAAAATTCTATATGATTATTTGTAGTATCTATTAAGACTTTGTTGTTTGGAGAAGTTTCTCCTGCATCACCTATTAATCCTATAACTGGTCCACTAGCTGCTGTGCCATCATGAGAATGTCCTGTAGAATTATTAAAAGCATTTACTAATTGATTATATTCATTGTTAAAAAGTGCAGCAGTAATGGTATCGCCATCACTAAATGAACTTTGTCTAGTATATCCTGCCATTTTTTATATCTCCTATTGTCTTCCTGAAGGTCTATATGTTACATATAGTCCATTAATTGCGTATGGTGCATTTGTATCTGCACTAAAAATTTTAAAAAAGTTACTGTGTCCACTACCTGTTAATCCTTGTCTTACTAAAGGTTGTTCAGATGCTCCAAACTTTTGTGAATTAAAAGAAGCAACACCAAATAAAGCTGGTTCTGGTATTTCTGTTAAAACTATGTCAGCAGGTTGTGGAGTACTTAAACTGTCATAATCAAATCTAATTCTAAGTGTTGGTTGTGCATCACCTTCTGGAGTAAAAGCAATTTTTGCATAATCTAAAGTTTTTAATGTGCCTAAATCTCCATAATCAAAATCTGGTGATTGATACTCTGCTTCTATATTTGTAGATGTTCCTGCTGGATTAAAGGCATTACCAGTATCATGATTGTAAATATGTCCATCTCTATCACCATGATAAAATTTTTCTACTCCACTACTATCAAATCCTGATGTAATAGCTGGAGCTTGTATGCCTAATGTTTCTGACCATTCAAAACCATTAGGTCTTAGTGTTCCTATAATTCCTTTTGACCCTGCTGTTGATTGAGTATCAGCACTATAAAACATTCTATATTGTGATTTATCTCTAATAACTACACTACTAAATTGTAAATCTTCTGTATTTAATATTTCGTTTATAATAGGTTGTATAGCTTGACTTATAGTTCCTAATTCAACATCACCAATTCTTGCAGTACCAGCAACTGTTCTAAATCCATC